ATTCGTTGCAACGAATTTGCACTAACTGTAAATGAAGGAGTGCCTATATCAATAGCATCTATTGTATATTCTACTCCACCAATAAAAACAGTATTTCCAATTACTAAATCTAGTAAATCAGAAACTACGCACACGTAGTTAGTGGTCGTTGGAATATTAGTGATAGAAATTATTGACGCACGTTTTCGTAGTGAATCAATTATATCACCAATAAAATCGGTTATGCGTGGTTCAGCCATTATAAATAAACTCTAATTTCAATTCCAGTTTCAGATAAAATACCATCAAATAAATCACCAGTATTTTTACGAGTTGTAAAATCAAACGAATTAACAGTTATTGAACTTTGTAACACTGTAATAAATGCGTGGCTTGTAGTCGCACTATTAATTTCATTTCCAAATCTTACGACTAATTTTGTCAAAGCAAATAAACCAGTTCCAGTGGCGGTATAATTACCAACTGAATTTCTAGTAAATGTAACTGTGCCTAAATCTCCGCATAAAATATTTACCGTTGGGTCACTAGTTCCAGTTTGTGATAAAGTAGCTACGAACTGTTTGTAACCAAGTAAAATTGATTTTTTTATTTTCTTTGATTCATAAATTGTAGGCACTCCAGTATATTCAGATATTAAAAAATATTCATCTTGAGTTACCGCAGTAAACCTCTCGGTTAATTGTGATATTTTTATTTCGTCTGCCATATTAGTAGAAATTACGTTTTATTATATTTTGTTTTTTGTCCGTAAACTTGAAAGTTCCTAACGCATTAACATTAAATTGGAAAGTTGTAAAGTCGTCAATAGAATCTGGATAAACCTCAAGTCTTTTGTACCTTTCAAAGTTACATAAATTATGGTCAGTTATTAAAATTCTGTTAGCTAATAATCCGTCATAAGTTATGGCATTCATTAAGTTGCTAGGTAGCATCTTAGTTTCCAGAGTGTAAAGATTAATTAATTTGTCTTGAATCTGGGTAATATCTCTCGCACTGTTTTGGTAGTTGTCAGTTTCGAACGTAGGTTTTTTATACCCAAAGAATCCTTCTATGCGATAAGATTGATACCAATTCATTCCAGTATAATCAATATTACTACTCATAATATAACCATTCTGGTAAGTTTCTATACGCACAGTTCCGTCAGCTAGTGCGTCAGTGTATTCGCAGCATTCGTAAATCAAACTATCAATATCAATTGTATCTCCTAGAGAAACTATTTCTGTTCGTATCTGATATTCACCATATCCGTATGAATCAAAAACTTCCTCCCACTCTAGTTTGTAACCTTTGTAATCCGCATTAGGTAAAGAACCAAAATCGTAATACGTTCCAAAATCATTATCATTTAAATTCTCAATCTCAATTCCATTTCTGAATAACTTCATTGTGATAGTGTCCGTTGGTGTGACTCTATTAAAAAGAAAACTAGTCACGTCATTTTTCCACCACTCACCTCCTACTTTAGCGAACACTTTTTGAAATGGTTCGCATCCGCATACGCACGTACACTCAATGAAATTATTATCCGTTAATGAAGAAACAACTCTCGCATTAATCTTACTTGCCATCAACCCTCTATTGTAGGGTGTGTCATCAAATCCAAAAATATCTATCATTCTGTTCTTAGTATTTCTCCACTTTCTATAATAAAAATTTCATCTGATAATATTGATTCGCTTCTTAATGCCTCTGCCGAACCACCGAATTGAACTCCTCCTAATCGTGCAGAAATTTTATAAATATCTGACGCATTAACTTTAGTAAAATCTATTAGTCCGTAAACTTTTACTGTCGCACCTTGTTGTATTACTGCTTTAGTAAATGTATTCAATGGTATTAATGGACTGTTTGATAATTGACCTCTACCAGTAACGGAACTTAATTCAAAAATTGAATTATATCCAGCGTTTAAATTTTCTATTCTTAAAACCGCCCACGGATTCAATAACGAACCAGTGCCAGTTAACGGAGTAAACTCCGCTTCTACTATTGTATTTTCATTTTCTAAAATTAATCCAGTAGAACCAGTTGAAATCAAAGCATTATTTGACTCTCTGTAAAGTTTAATTATGCAAGACCAGTTTGGTGTTACATTTCCATCCTCGTCGTAGTCGTGTACGTCGTTAGTAGCAAAATGATAACGGTATAATGTATCTACGTTTGGAGTTCCGTTATTAATTACAACGTCGTAAACTACCCCAACCTCCCAATCTGGTGCGAGAACATAATTTGAAGACTTGTAATTTTGGTTATTATTTGTTTCAGCAGAATCAAAGAAATCACTTGGCACGTTTGGGTTAGAAAAAAAATCCTCATAACGCATTTTCCATCCTAGAGAAATATCATAATCTTGATATGAGGCTGCTAATCCAGTTCCCATTTCTATTGTCGCATTCAAATAAGTATCACCGTTTACTAATTGAAACGGTCTTTGTGCGTTTATATTTATCTGTTGCACTCCATTTATAGTTTGCACTCCAGATAAATTAAATTGATAACTATCTAATTCAAAATTTCTTCCATCACTAGTATTGTATGCAATTATTTTTGGAGTAATAGAAACAATATTTGCGTTGGGATATTGCACGTAATTTAATCTACAAAATGCCTTAGAATAAAACGCATCCTCTATCCACGTTCTTATTGAAGTAAATCCAGAGCTAGTAAGTGGATTTAGTGGGTGAATCCATAAAGAACTTTTTCTGCTAAAACTCATTAGTCCGTAAACGTCAGTGTATAAATCATAATTATTTACGTCAATAATTAAATTTACTTTATCTGATAACACCGAACTAAGTGATTCGTTACCTACGATTACTGAGATACAAAATTGTCCGTCAGTTGTTAATCTTGCTGCTTCTGTAGGAGTTAATTCAAAATTAAAATCAATATCAATTTCAGTAGCTGAAATAAATGTAGCAGTGAAATTAGTTATATCTCCATTGGAAACTGGAGTAGGAGTTGAATCGCACACCGTTCGTTTATGATATAGTATAAAATTTTCCGCACCATCTGTGACTACAGTATTAGTGTATTCTGATTGAGGGCATAAATAAAAAACAGATATAATTAATGGAGTAACATTGTCCGTAAATATACTGGCACTTGCATTTAGAGTAAATGATACTCTGGTTTTTGCAGTTAATAAAAGTCCATCGCACCCAACTAAAGTGCTAGAATTTCTATACAATAAATCTGACGAACTAAAAATGTTTGGTAGTCCGTTAAAGTTTTCATTGTAGTATGCGACTTCTCCCAATAATAAATCGTCAACAAAAGTATTAAATGTATTAGGGTTAGATAGAACTGTATTTAAATTAGCTTGGAAAACATACTTTAAACTTTCACTTTGTGCGAAGTAATTTGGTGCAATAAGATTTTCAATATTAGTTTGCTCACCATCTAAGAAAAAAGGAGTGATAACAAAATCGTGAACTACATTAAAAGTTTGTGTGTAAGTTGTCGAACTAACTTTTGTAAAAGAAATTACATCGTCAAAGAACCAACTTCTAGGAATGCCTAGCACTCCACCAGTAGTTGCCGATACGCTTAATCCAGACGCATAAAATCCTTGACTTGTCGCATCTAGTTTTGAAGTGAATGCTGCTGGTTGAGAATTTTCAACTATGCCATAATAATATTTTATTGCACTAAAAGAAGTGCGTCCTTTTATATTTAAATATCCGTAGTTACCACTACTTCCAGTTTCTGTTCCGCCAGTGTATACAATAGTAGTGTCATTTATAAATGTAATTGTCCCACCATTTATAGCTACATAATTTGTAATAGAGGGGTCTTCATTATTCGCATCAAATAAATCACCAATTTTTAATCCATCGTCCATAAACGAACCAGATTGTCTTGTAATAGTGTTCGTAGAAAAATCAATATAAAATGCAGAATACGGACTGGCTTTACTATTCCAACTAACTGTAAAAGTAATATCTGCACGAACCCTTTCCCCAATAGAACCAAGTAAATGCGAGGCAAAATCACCAGTATTTAAACTGAAATTTTCACCATTTTTTAATTGACTAAAAAATTTTCTACTAGTTACTTGTATTATCTGTGCCATTTTTTTGTTTTAAATAATTCATCAATTCTTCTCTAACATTTAGTGCCTCTTTTACGTCTTGAGATTTCATAGCATTTTTTAATCTTTCATTCAAATTTAATAAGTTTTCCTTATCTTCTTTTGGTACGTCATTAATAATTTTATTAAAATCATTAACCGCATTTTCTGACGCACGTTGGTACGTCTTCAAATTTTTCTTTAGTTCGTTAAGTAAACTAGATTGAGCCTTCATAATTATCTCCTTCCTCTCTAAACCTTTCGGTCAAATTTTTAGTGTATATTTCTTTTACTCTGTAATTGGCTATAGCTTTATCAGAACTAACTACCCACTTAATAGATTCAATTTCAGCAGTCGAACCATTGGAAGTCGGACACGCACCATAATTTAGTAGTGATAAAAACCCACTGAATCCAAAAGGAATTTCTCTCTCTGTAAAAATACGATATTGATTATCGTAATTGTTTCTGACAAAAGATTTTTTATAATGATAATTTTCCTCTAGGTATTTCGCACCCCATAAATCTCTGTAATTAGTTGCTAATGTACCTCCAGAATATTTAATTACTTTAGGCACTTGAATTAAATCGTCTGTTACTTTTAACATTCCAACTCTGTTCGTTATGTAACTAGATAAATTAGAGTTACCTCCAAAGAAATTTACAACTCCATCCGCTAATAAGCAAAGTTGTAAAATAGCATTCTCTAATTCTGTCAAACCACTTTTTCTAGTAGGCAAAGCAAGTGGTATGCGTGTTTCATCTAAGCCTTTAATATTTTTAAATTTCTGATTAGCAATAACAACCGCATCCGTAGTTATCTCATAACTATTACCTCTGTAATTATCTAAAGTCCAGCCATCGTTCACGTCTAATTGGAAAGTAATTAATCTGTTCGCTTTTAATTCTTGTGTATTATAGCTAATTTGTTCGTCTAAAATATCTGGCAAAGTATATCCAGCGGTAGGAATCCAGAATGAATCATTCTTTAAAGGCTCAACAAAAACTGTTTCTTGTCCGTTGACAGTGCGTATAGTTATGCGTGAATAAAACATCATATTCACTAGCTTAAACATTTCACCAACTGTATATCCAAAATCAGCAGTGCTTGGAAGTCCGTTACCAAACGCACCAAAAAATTGTTGTAATGGTGGATTAAATTGTGATATATCCAGAATGCCTCTCTTTGATTTACTTGGTAAGTAAACATTATCCATATCTGTAATCGAACTACTAAACTGATATCCTAAATAATTACAAGCCTTAGTTAATGCAGTTCTAAATGTTATGCCTTTATGAATGCGTGTAGGATTAATTAAATAACTGACAATTTCTTTTATCATTTGAATGATATAAATTACCAATAAGATTGCATACACTAAATTAATAATTGCAATAGCAATAGCATAAACCAACGCACTAACTGGACCAGTAATTCCAGTAGCAGTTAATGCAGTAATTATAGCAATATCAGAGGACAGTCTTCTAATGGTGTCCGCTAATTCTTTAGCTAATAAAAATGTACTGATACTTAGTAATGCCAATTCTAAAAACGTAGTTTGTTTTTCTAAAACATATTTTACATCGTAATAATCTGACGCATTAAAAATTCCTAATTCTCTTAGGTAATTAAAAGTTAATCCATCAACTCTATCAGTAAATGAAATTATTCCAGCAGTCTTTTTAATTTTGCAAGTCACACGCACTGGAGTGATTTCAGAGTATTCGTCAGTTAAATCTAAATAACCTTCGAACGAATCATAAATGTTATTTGTATTTAAAATCTGAATCTTAAAAGGCATACCTTCAAAAATTCCAACTCCTCCAGTTAGTCCGTTACGAATCCAGTTTCTTATTAATACCGCTTCTTCATTTACAAATGATAAACTTCCAGTAGTTATGTTTGCCTCTGGTGAATTATTTTCGAACGTAGCTAATATCTCTAAATCTAACCAATCCTCTGGAGGATTAACTAAATTTCCATTCAAATAAAATTTGTATGTAGGATAAAGATTAGGCATTCAAATTTGATTTTTTATAATGCGTTGTTATCATTCTATTTCCACTTTTTATTTGTTCGACAATCTCTTTACGCACCTCGTCAATAGCTATGTATTGAACTGGCTTGTTTTTAATCTCGTTTTTTAATTCATCAAATTTACTTAAAATTTGTGAGTTGTCTTGCCAACGCATACTTGCTGAAAAAGAATCTGCAATTTTTACATTTTGTACCGCACCAGCACTATGACCTTTTACCGCTTTACTTTCCCTAACTATCTGAACTACCTCCTCATTAGATAGTCCGTTCAAATGTTTATTCTGGCTCGGATTCATTATGCGTTCTTTTCCATCTACACGGATTAAGTAGTCATCTTGACCAGTATTTAAACTTGGCTTTAATGATTTTTCTACTGATTCAGTTCCTTCGATAAATGCTGGAATAGAATTTATAAATGACATTAGTGCAGTTATATCACGGATAGTAGAACTCAATGGCGACTTGTCATTATTATCTACGTGTCCAGCATAAGCCTTGAATGTAGTGTTCGCCAACTCTATGCGTTTTTGTTTCTTCTGTTCTTCTAATTTTTTACGCTCTAATTCTGCTTGTTTTCTTTCTTCTGCTCCTATGCTTTGTTCGGCTTCTAAAACTCCTTTATCCGCAAGTGTGCGTAGTTCGTCTTGACGTTTTTTACTAGCATCAATTTCCTTATCAAATGCCTCTTCACGTTTTCTACTTAGTTCGATATACGACTTAGCTAGTTCGTCAGCCAATAGAGTAGAGGCTTGAATTAAATCTTGATTTCTTTCCTTCTCCTCTTCTAATTCCTTATCACGAATAGTTCTTTTTAATTTTGCTAATTCTAATTCTAAATCTATCGCATCCTTTCCAGCCTCTTTAGTAAGTTTGATTTCATTCTCTAAAGTTTCAACTTTCTTTTTTAATAATTCATCCTCAATTTCCTCTCTAGTTTTTGACGACTGTTCGAGTGCTAATTCTTCCTCAGTGAGTGCGTGTTCAAATGCGTCAAATTGTTTATCAAAATTTGATTCTCTTTTAGTTGTTAGTAGTCCACTTAACTCTATTTGTTTTTCTAAAATTTCTTCTTCTGACGCAGCATTACCTTCTAATATTTTTAATTCCTCATTCGCTTGTTTTATTTTTAAATCTAGTAACTGTTCGTCAAGTAATTTTTGGTCAGTAATATTTTCTCTCAAATATTTTTCTTTAGCCTTATAAACTATTTCCAACCATTGAAATAAATCTTTTAATTCTCGTTCGTCATTTCTTTTTCTTATCTCTGCTAATTTCTGATTATGGTCAACTTCTAACGCTTGTAATATTGCGTTCTTTTGTGTTGTTTGTTGTTCGTTTAATTTTTTTAGTTTATCATATTTTTCTAGCACAGATTCTTTTTCTCTCTCAAAACTTAATCTTTCTTTTTCGATACTCTGCTCTCTTTCTGTTTCAATATTTTCTGCATTCAAGTCTTCTAGCATTCTTTTTAAATCTAGTGCCAGTCTTATTTTTTCATCTTTTAATCTTTGTGCTTCTGCAATTTGTGACTCGGTTGCAACTTTGTTTGAATCTGTAATATTATTATTTGTTTCGTTAGTAGAAACTTCCATATCCACTTCTAAATCTGCTATTAAATTTTTATATTCATTCATAGCAATTTCTTTTATTTTGAAATTCTCTTCGGCTAATGCTAGTTCATTTTTTGCAGCAGCCTGTCTGTTACTCACATCAACTACGTCTGCCCTTTCTTGTGTTGTTGTCCTATCTTTGTAGTCACGATACCACTGGTCTTTTTGTGCTTTTGATAGTTTCTTAAATTCTTCTGTTGATATACCTCTAGCCTCTGTTAATCTTTGTTCAAGGTAGTCAAGTTCCACTTGACGCTCTACTATTTCTTCTCCGTATGTTTCCCACGCATCTTGTTCTTCACCTCTATATTTTTCTGCTATTTTTTTCTGGTCGTTTAAGTTTTTTAATTTTAATGCAGTTAATTCTTCCTCAGTTGCTCTCCTAGATTGTGCTAAACGATAATCAGTATCTCCTCTTTTTACTGCTTCTTCTAACTCCTTATCAAATATTTTTTTCTTTTTATCAGTATTATCTTGGGTATATTTAATATCTTTTTCTAATTGTTGTTGTGCCTTTTCCGCTTTGCTTGTAAATAAATCTAACGCATCCGCCAACTCAATAACTGCTACCACAACGAGTGCGATAACATTTGCTTTCATTGTGCCATTCATAGCCTTCATTCCTTTTTCTGCACCCTCAACTTCTTTCTTAAATAATTTCATAGCAGCGGAATAACCAGCAGCAGCAATCTCACCAAGTTTCATTGTAGCTTGAACAGTTTTAAATACCGCAAACGCACGAACTAATTTTATTACTGTGGCTATAATAGTATCTAAATTTAATCTTATAAATCGAACTGTTTCTGCTAATTGATTTCCACCTTGACCGAACCCAATCATCGCACTCTCCCAAGCATTAGATAATTTTTTTAATTCTCCAGATAATGTTCCAGTTCGTTCTGACGCTTGGTCTTGTGCCACTCCATTCTCATCTACCTTTACTGTTAATTCCGCAATTCTGTCCGTCTGATTTAAAACAGTTTTAGCAGCAACTATATTTTCCTTTCCAAATATTTTTAATAATGCAACTTCATCACCAGAAACTTTTTTCAATTCCTTTAATCGTTGGTTAAGTGTTAATGAATTATCAGATAAAATATCTGTATTTACTCCTAATCTTTCAAATGAATCTAATGCTTCTTTTGGTAATCCTTTTGCTGCACTAAGAGAAATTAATACGTTCCTTAATTTATTTCCAGCCTCACTACCTTTAATTCCTCTTTCTGCTAATGCCTCAACTAATGCAGTAGATTCTTGAATGCTTACATTCGAACTCTTTGCTACCGCACCAAATTCTAATAACGCATCTGTAATTTGTGGAATTTCAGCAGAGCCATATTTTGCCCCCGCAGCCAGTACGTCTACGAACTTTCCCGCTTGACTTGAACTCGCACCAAATTGATTCATCGCATCTGTTAATCTTGTTGCCGCATCTGGTAATTCTAATCCAGACGCATCCGCTAGTAATAACGCTTGGTCAGTAACTTGTTTTAACGCATTATTATTTTCAAGTAATTCTGGCTTCGCACTCGCAATTAATTTTAATGCCTCTGTATATTCTGTCGCACTAGCAGTAGAACCTTCTAAACCTTTTGTCTGGTCAATAGCAGAGTTCTTAAAAAATTTCATTTGTTCGTCAGTCGCACCAGTAATAGCTTTTAAGTCAGCCATTGATTGACCGAACTTTGCATTAGATTCTACCGCATTATTTACAACTGATAAGAACGAACCAACACCAAGCACTCCCAATAATTGTGTGCCGAATCCTTTTAGTGCTTGTCCGTAGTTACCTACATTCCTTTGCATATTTCCAATAGCAGCATCGTGTTGTTTTAGTGCAGTATTATTTTTATTTATTTCAGCAGTTAATTTTTTGTATTCACGAACCCCTTCTTCAGTAGTTAAATCTAAATTTTTTCTTACTTTGATTAACGCATTATTTCTGTCTTGTAATTGCTGGATAGTTTTAACTTGACCTTTCATCGCATTCAACAGTCTTTCTTCTTTGTCTTTTTTTGACTGTTCTTTTTCCTTCTGATTTTTTAATTTAATTTGTTGCATTTCTAGTGCAGCTAATTCCTTCTGATTTCTTATGCGTTGTTGGTCATTTTTTAAATCAGCATTTATTGAGTCTTTAGCTAATCTGATTTTTTCTCTACGTAGTTCCATTAATTTTTTCTCATTCTCCAATAGAACTTTATTCATTCTCTCCTTCTCAGTCATAGCCTTCTGCTCTTGCACTTCACCTTTTTTTATTTCGGTATTGATAGCCTCAGTAATTTTCTTTTTTTCTAATTGCAATTTTTCCGCACGTTGTGTTAGTACGTTAATTTCCTCAATTAATTTTTTTGTTTTTCTGAGTTCGTCCAAAGAATTTATTTTACCAAAAGATTTCAATGCACTTGCTTGTCCTTTGATAGTTTGCTTTGACGCTTCTTCTATTTGTGCAATAACGTCCAAAAATGCTCTCGCTTTATTTATTGGTTCGTTAAATAAATCTGCTTCAAATAAATCGGAGTTACTAAATTTCTTTGCCATCTTAATATTTTTTTAGGCTGATGCCTTATTTTTTTTCGCTTGTTTATTCATTAAATTTACATAGGTATAAAACATAACTACCGAACACTTAAACTGGTCGATAGAAATTTTTCTTTTATCTTCTAAGAAAGCTACAGTTTCTTCTAGTGTAGATTTATTTTCTTCTGATAGAACCTTCCTAAGTTTTGATTCTTCTATGCGTATAGCCGCACTCATTCCCCAGTCACTACGTTCTACCATCTTAGCTTTTAATTTTGCTATAGCTACTTCAGTCTTGAGTATGCGTTGTGAGGATTCACTTAATCCGAATTTTTTTAAATACTGGTCGAATAACTCATCCCAGTATTTTACTGCACTAACCATTTGTTTTTTTGTAAACTTTGGTAAATCAAAATAATCCGACAACAAATAAATGTAAATCGGATTTCCAGTTTCCATTACTTTATTAAAATTCCATATCGGACAGACCTCAATAGACTTGTAATAATTTAAGGATTTTTGTTTTGATTTCTGCTGCGACAAGTCTTTCAAAGTCTAAAGTATTTTCTGGGTTTAATCCTAAAACGTCAATGGTGTATTTTTCGAATAAATCATCTTTCCCTTTTTTACCATTTGCATTAACAGTGAATCCACCTTTATGCACAGTTATGCGAAAAGACTTATAAAATTTCCCAGTATCTTTTAACGTAACCCAGTTTGACTGTTGTCCTTTTTTTCTTTTAATCCAAACTGTACCCCAGCTATAGTGCGGTATGATTTCGTTGCCAGTAGAAAGAACTCCATTCTCAAGTTGTTCGTGATTTAAAGTAATGTAATAATCTTTAAATCTTTCGTCACGCATAATCGCACCCATTAAATTATCTAAATTAACTTCCTTAATAAAAGTCTTTAGATATTTTTTGAGTGCGTCCATAAAATGAAAAACCCCCCTTATTCAGAGGGGGTTTCTAAGTCAATAGATTTTTCTGGTAGGTCAATAGATTTTTCAGATTTCTTACTATCGTATTTTTTTTCGTATTGTTTTTTTATAGGCTCGTCTACTTTTGTTTTACGCACCTCTTGTTCGGCTTGTCTTCCAGTAACCATAAAATAAATTTCCTCTATGGTTAATTTTTTTTTGGTTACCAGTGGTTCAAATGTTTTTTTAAACTCATTAAAACTCATTGACGAACACGCATCAACATTGAACGAAATATTTTCTAATTTCATAATCTAAAAAAATTATAATTACACTACTGTGAAAACTGTTTGCTCTAATCCTACTTCTGAATCGTAACGATTCTTAGCTATTGAAAACTGTAATTCATCTGCTACAGTTTGTGAAGCGTAAGTAAGCGTATAACGACCAGCAATAGTTGTAGATTCACTAACACCAGTTACCGTTACAGAAGAAGAAGTAGTTAAATTGTATGCACCAAAATTACCAGCCAATAGTCCAGTAATAGGCTCAGTTTCACTAGTAGAATTAATAGCGTAAATATCTACTACAGTAGAAGTTTGTCCGCAAGTAATTTCTGTACCGTAAACATTAATCAATCCGTAAAGGTCTTCTCTAGTCCAGTCAAGTGCAGTGCTAGGAATCATTCTTAAGTTCTCATCTTTTTCAGATTGTTTCCATTGGAACTTAATCATAATCATTTGAACTTCCGCATCCGTTGGTTTTACCAATTGAACGTCCCAAGTATTTTTGTCAATTAAAATTGGGTATGCGTTTACTTGAGGGATAGTAGCATCACCACCATTAGAGTGAATGAAGTTATCATCTTGGTCAATAATGAACGCACCAATTTCGCTGCACTCATAAGACTTCAAACGACCTAATAATTCAGTATCTCCATTAGGAATATAAGCAGTGAATGTACGGAATCCGTCACGCACTTTTGCTTGTAAGCCAGAGTTAAAAGTTTGGAACACTGGGTCTTCTCTTAGGTCTTCTAAGTTTTCTAATTCTGGACTAGGAAACCATCTGGACTTAGGAGCAGTTCCCACGTTTAGATAATTTTCTACGTTAGAAAATAACTTTGCAAAAGCTACTGAAACGAATTGAGGGTTACCACCAGAATTGATTTTATTTACAAAGACAATTTTTTTTGCTATTGCCATAGCAGTCGAACAACCAGCAGTGCCAGTATTCGAGAGGGTTACATTGCATCCACAAGAACTCATAATATTTTTTTTTAATTAATTAATTTTTTAATTTTTCGTTGGTCTGCCATCCAACTTATAAAACAAATATACGAATATTATAATTCGTTTTATTTTTTTTCAATTTATTTCACACGCATAACCCAATTCGATAAATCTATTTTTTGCGTATTGGAGTGCGATATCAATAGACTGAGTTTCAGTTTCTAAAATTACAAAGTCAAATGATAATTGACTAATATCAGTAATTAAATCACTTGCACTTTTATAGGAATAATAATCAAGATAAGTTTTAACACTAACCGATATTGTCAAGCCATCTTGTGAGCAAATTAATGACGCCCTACCATAGACAGAAGGTAACTCAATATCCGTACCTTTGACGTGAATCTTTTTCGCATCCAAAGTAGTAACCGTTCCATCCTCATTGGTGACTTGTTGAGGAATCCCTTTGCTAATTTCTAAACCCATATTAATCTATTCTTTTATATTTTAAAATCGAACCTTTCCACGTTCGTGAAATTCTTCCCGCTGCTGCTGCATTATTTGCAAACTGATATGATAAAGTTGCATTTGCTGAGGCTTGAAACGAGTATATAATTTTTGTACTCGATAACAAATCAATGTTTGCCGTTTGTGTGCCTAAAACTACACTTGTGCTTGTCGCTACCGTATTTGAAGAATAAATATTTACTTGTGCCGTTCCAGTTGCCGTTGGTCCTATCATAAACCCCGTGCCTAACATATTCCCAGCACTTACATTAAAGGCATTTTTATAGTCACCAGTTATATTATTTGCTGAAATTACAATATCCATTTCGACCATATAATGCCCACCCGCTACGACCGAGAATTGTAAATCGGTATCGTCTTGTAAAGTTGCATTATTCGTCACATCTTGATTCGCACTTTTTACAATTACGTTCCAACCTTCTGGATTCAATATTGCATCCCCGACAAACACAAAGTTGCCATCTGAACACGCACTATCAAATTCTGATTTTGTTCCAGACAGTGCAGAGATTATTGTTTTGTTTTCCCAAAGACTATTTGAAGTAGTATAAAATAAACCTTGATTATTTAAAAGTGGTGCAGTAATTTTTAAGTCGTGTAATTCGTCTACCTCATAACCGTTTTGAACTCTTACATACATTCGCCCAGCATTTCCATTACTCGCAGTAGTAACGAATCCTAAGTAAACTAAATGATTAGGTGCAGAAGGTTTGACGTTAGTAATTGTTCCAGCAGTTGCACCAAGATAAATGGCATCACCATCTGAAAAAGTTGACGTTGGTAATATGTTTAAATTATCTAATAGTCCATTGACTATAATAAATCCTTTTTGATTTGCTGCAATAGAAGTAGATAAAACAAGTCCGACAGTTTGTGCCGAAGTTGAGTCCGTAGTGTTAGACGCACGTTTAACCGTTAATCTGTCACCAGTTCCACTGAACGCATAAACTGGTTGACCTTTTGTAATAGTTACAGAGTCGTCATTGGTAACGTATGCCAGTAGCGTATTTGGAGAAGTACCGATAACTTGAAATGTATTGGCAGTGGAATTATAAACGCAAAACATTTCAGCACCGCTTTTAATATCTCCACCAATTAATTGACCGTCATTATTTCTGTATAGTGGAATCGCACCAAGTGAATTAATGTTTAACGTACAAACAGTTGTATTACCATTTGTAAATCGCATTAGGTATGCGTCGCCATCTGTGTATGCAGTAACCCCAGCAATTGTAGAAGTATAGGTATCAGTTCCAGAAACAGTGCCTTTCAATACCGAACCACTACCACCACCACCAACAGAAACTAAAGGATTTCCAGCAGTGCCATCTCCAGTAATTGTAGTTCCATCTACATTCACTCCATTAAATTCTATAACTGGATTTGTCGCATCTGTGTTGTCAATTGTTACTACTCCATTACCGTCATCAGTAACAGAGTTTACCGAACCACCACCAATAGAAACTTCATTTATAACTTCCCAATTAGTGCCATCTGATTTTATCCATAAATAATCATATTGGAATTGAAGAGTTTTTGAAAGTTGACCGTTTATAGTTTCAGTTCCATTACCATCTATTGTGACAATATTTGTATCACTACTTATTTTTTCTATCTGTAAAATATTTCCAAAACCAAAGAAATTTGATTTAGGTAAAGTTAGTGCAAACGCACCAGCAGAAGAATCTAGTGTAATTTTTCTATAATCTAATCCAATGTTTCCATTGGCAGAATATACGTAAGGAATATTTGATAATTCATTTAACTGTCCAGAGGCATTAGTTAATTGATTTATGCTTCTGGAAAATTCAATATTATCTAATTTATCTGGTCTTGGCATCTTATTTATTCATAAATGAATATTCGATTATCTCTTGTTCGTATGTACCGAACACGTCGTAATTAACTTTTACGTTAGTGCCTACTACACTAGTAGCAGAATCAATTTCAAAACTGACACCATCTACTAAATTTGCTACGGTATAATCTATTTTATTTATTGTTACAGTGTCACCGTCTGCTAAATACAAAGTGTCCGCTATTGTTACTAAATAAGTTGTGCCAGAAACAAATGTAATTGAACTAGCAATTGATTCGTAATTATCAAAGTTAAAAACAAAGTAGTTCGTTCCATTGGCTAAAGGCACTCCAGTATTCCACGCATCCCTACATAGCTGGGAAATTAATCCTCTAGTAATAGTTGTTGAATTTTCATTTTGATTTTCTACTGTTCCAGCAATTGTGTTTATGTAATTACTTCTACGCACATATTCTGTCCAGATAAAATATTTAACGGATTCAATTAAGCCATCGTAGATAACAAATTTTCCATCACTGTTAGTATAGGTCGCACCATTTAATAGTGCAACGTACTTAGGGTGATTAGGCACAGTGCCAGTTAAATCAGCAACGAACTCAGTATAGAGTTTGTCACCTAAAATTCTACGCAAATAAAATGGTTCGTATTTATCAATGTAAGTTTTAATATCATCAGACGAATACTTGTCTTGTGCCAAGCGAAAAACTCCAGCATTAAAACTAAAAGGTGTTATAAAAATTGCCATTGGTAGTTCTTTTTTTTACCTCAAAACCCCGCACCATTTACGGTGCGAGGCTCTAAGGAAAACATAAAAATTATTATACTGTAATAGCTGCTCTGTCAGTAGCGAAATCTCCCTTAACGAATGCGTCATAATTGTTTTCAGAGATTACGTTTTCAGCACGAACCTCCGCAATAATTGTCCACATATTTTTAGAGAAGTCATCTGAGTCACGTCCCATCTCAATACGGATTCCGTTCTTAAGATAAGTTGCACACTTAGTAGAGTCCATTACTAGATATTCACCAGCAGCAACTCCATTATTTTCGATAACTCTTAACCCAGCTATTTGGCTACCGTCAGCAGTAACGAATGCTGGAGTAGTGTATAAACCGTCTACTGATTTAGATAATTCCATTGACGCTTTATCAATAGGATTAATCAATAAATAATTAGGCATAAAGTTAGCGGAAATAACTTGCGTAGCAGCGACCTTAACTACGTCGTAGTTATTTGCATTGATAACTGTACCAGCAAAAGAACCAGCAGCAAAAGTTGTGGCTATTGTATTAATTCCATTTAAGTTAGTACCGATACCATTACCATTTAAGATTTGTGCATCTAAATCAAGATTCAAAAGAACTAATAATTCATTTTGAATTTCTGACTGAATAAAGTCAATATCCTCTAACATTTCCTCAGAAACTTTAATAAAGTTTGTGCGTTTCTTTAGAGTAGTAGTTACCTCTACTAAATCAAAATCAATTATATTCTTCAAAACCCCTT